GTAGACTTCAACGCTAAAAAAACCCCCTGTGAACGTGAACCTTTAGAGCTATTACAGCGCTTGCAGCAAGCGATCATATTCTCAAGGCTGATTGGATCGCCTCCGTGTTTGATTGATTGGATATGGTCTACGGTGGTGGCATCTTGCCCACAATACGCACAGGTCCAGCCATCTCTGTTGAGCACGACTAACCTTTGTGCCTTGTATTTCCTGGTTAATCTAGGGTCCTGCCTACCGTGCACCATCAGTAATGACCAGTCTTTCTATGATATGCCCAAGCATTACAGGCTGTCTCGTGTCTGTGTTTGATATAGCGAAGGCCAATATCTATCTGACGATATGGGTCGCGTTCCTTCATACGAAGCATTTGAGGTATACCAAAGGCTGTTGATTTAGGATTATCAGCTCTTGGGTTCCATTGAGACTCACGATTCCATAACAGTTCTAAGCATCTATATTCTTTGGAATCTATGACTTTGAAGTGTGCGTATAACTTATAGTTATTTATGTCTTTTGGTGTGTTTATAGCTGAGGCTGGTGTTGTGCCTAATACACAGAGCGCACCCAATAGCACCAAACAGCGCCTGCGAGCTACACGCCTCAGCGGCTCGCCAGCGCGTATGGAGCGTATCGTATAGGTCAAGTACAACGCAATAATGTGGATAACTTTAACGGGTTGCCGGCGTGTTGTCCACAGGTTATCAGGGGTTGTGGATAACTTATTCATCGAACCCTACCTAACTTTGAGCGCTCTAATGCAGCTACGGACTTAGGACCCATCGCGAACATAATGGTCAAGTATTGAATCTGCGCGAAGCTATTACCACGTACGAACTTAAGCGCCGGGTCCATACACATAACGCCATCGGCCTGATCCCAGGCCTGCTTGAACCAATTAGCCTTAGATGTAGGTACTAGACATATGCCATCGCCGTGTTCTATGAACTTCTCGATCCATTTACGCGGTGAGGAGTACGGCGGATTCATCCACACCGTACCTTCCCAAGGCGAAGCCAAGCCGTCATCTATGATCGTGTAGTGGCGTTTGGCCGGAATCCACGGAATACCGCCTTCAGGCGAGGCAACGTCTAAATCGAACTCAATACCTAACGCCTCGAATATATGCGCTGGTGTGTAATAGTCATCGGATGAACCCGTATCGATCAGGTTATAGCCGAACTCCATATCTAACGTCTCGGTCATTATTTACCCCACACAATCTCAGAATTACCCTGGTTGAAGGTCATTATGACCGAATGGAAGCTTGAGCCTTTGCGCAACTCGCCTTCCTCGTCATAGTACGCAATACGCCTGGATGGCACGTACACGCTTGGATATCCATATTCTCTGTATAGGTTATGCCGGTTTACCCCACCGAGCGCATCGATAGGTAGCACCAATACGCTTTTTAGGCCGTACTCGTATACCTTGCGAATTATCTTGTCTTTAATGCTAAACGGTGGATTGGTAATAATGTAATCGGCTATATGGAATTGTCCGTCTATAAAGTCTTGTATCCCATATATGACGGTGTGCTCCATCGCCTGTAATGTCTTAACGAAGCGGCTATTTTCCGAGTCAAAAGGGCAAAGGATTAATGAATTAGGCTCCGGGTCTAATAGCTCGATAGCGATATCCACGGTCTCCTGGCTTGTATACCATTCATCCGAATACACGTTCTTTGTGATCCCATTTAATGTCATTGGTCCTCCATTAAACAGACACCCATAACGCCGCACTTGGTGCATTGTAGGGTTTTAACGTTAGGAGGCAGGTTGTCGGTAATAATCCGCTCGATCTGCTCAGTTACCTTCTTGCATTTACGGCACTCGTACTTATATGTAGTCATTAGGCTCTGCAATCTGCACAAAGCCACATTACGACTTCGCCGGATACATCGCGTACGTTGAACCCACCTAGCCCTGTCTGCCATTTTTTGCATTGTTCGCAATATTGCGCAGCTACGATCGTTATATCGCCGTTATCGTGGATTGTGGTAGCGTAGCCGTCTTTAATGAATGTCAATTCTCCCATTACAGTTTTACCGCCTCGTCTATATGTAAATACGCGACTGTCTTATCAACGGGTATGGTCTTGTTAAACGTTGAGGCCGGCAGCTTTCGCGTGGTCCAATTAACCTTTATCTTGCGTAGGTTGAACGCATATATGCCTCTAGGCGTTGAGTTGATATAAAACGGCGTAAAGCCTAGTTTGTCCGCCTGTTGTACGAGTGACTCGTGCTTATCCTTTTCTAGGATTAGCTCGTCATAGTGTGTATGGCGGCATTTTAGCTCGATGATTAACCGATAGCCCTGGCTGGTTGCATCGATATATTCGAAGGCATCGCTACTCATTTCCAAATCCTCTAAGTAGCGTGTCTTGATGTAATCGAATAGCCCGGCCTCTGTAAACTCTTTAGCCATTTTATACCTGTGGCTTCCACTTACCGTCAGAAGCTAAAACGTACCAGCGTGGGGTACATTGATTAGCCCGGTTCTTTTCGGTGCACTTATATGCAGCCCAAGGCTTTCCGGTTGTCTTGGCTGTTCCCTCGGCCCAGATCATATGCCCGTGCGAGCATTGTGGGGCTTCAGCTACTAATTGACCGCCTAGGGTTGATGCAATATCGGTTATTGCTGTGGCCATTGTAGGAATGTCCTCGATGGCAGCCTTCGTGCTCCACGGGTCAGAATCAGCCGGTAGTACCTCGACCTTTTCCATATCCTGACGTGTAGGCCTTCCGGCATCGCTAGGACTCAATAGCCCAATCACGCGGCCGTAGGCGGAAGTGACAGTATCCTCTACTAGCCAGCGCTTCATATTGTTTGGCAGTGAGGCAACGTTGCCATATGCGTAATCCACGGCACTCGGTACGTGGTCCTCAAACTCACGGTATGCCTCGGCCCTAATTAGAATCGTGCCCTTGGCTAAATCAATATCCTCAATAATGGCAACCAATCGGCCTGACGGGAACTCGGACCGGAAGCGTTTAATCCTGCTATTTACATCCTCGTAATTGTCTAAGAATCCCATTTAGATTAGCTCCTTATCTTTCAGAGCCTGTGCGATAGCCCGGCCGCGAATAAAACCTTCGCCGTGCCCCTGGCGGTAACCGATGGAATACCCGATCACCATAAACATAAAGCCCATACCGCAAGCGGCAAGGCTGATTAATAGGTCCATACTGTTCATTTGTTCGCCCTTTGTTAAGGCCGAGCAGCTACCAAACCGAGTAGCCCTCCCGGCGTTTGTTGTACCAGTATGAGGCCTGGCACTGACAAAACGCAATTATTTGGCTAGGCGTGTCTCCAATAATATTTCATAGATTCGATCGATTTTTTGGTCCATACGCTCTTGGCGCTGTTCTATGTGGTCAATCCGACCGCGTAGGTTATGGCCGCCGTTGCCGTCAGGCTTTAGCTCGGAAAGGTAATACTTTACAAAGTGACGGATGAGCCCAGCCCCCAGCCCCAAAATGGTACAACTCCCCAAAGTTATACCGACTAGGAGCTGGACTCTTTCCATTACTTCTTTACCCCAAACTGACCTTCGGAAGGTTGGAGCGCTTTCAGTAATGGCCCGATTAGCCCAGCGATGAACGCATTAGCCAATACTTTAGGGTCCGATATCCCGGACATATATAACGCGGCTACGCTAGCGAGCGCAGCGCGACCGTAGGATTTTGCAGCGGCAAGTGCCTGTTCTTTCATTTGGTGCTCCTTAGTGCCCTTAAGGATTTTGGATAACTATAAACCTAAACTCTCGATTAAAGCTTTAGCCTTGGCCGGTGTCACATTGACCTCGAAGTGCATATCATCCGGACGGCTCTTAAAATCGCCGCCCCATTTTAGGCCGTACTTCTTAGCCAAGGCCCGAATCATTGGCACCTTTTCAGCAGGGAATGTATCAAACTTACCTAATGGGTGTTTGGTTGCGTTTAGATCGATCGCTGTACCGGATGAATGGCAGCTAAGTTTGTCGGTGGTACCGCGTACCATCCTGAAAGCGTAGCCCCAATCATCCAAGCCGCCCTCATCGATAGGTTCAATTAGCTCGTGAAAGTCCGAAGCGAAGGCGGCCAAAAGCGGACCCACACTTTCGGCACACCTAAGCTTCAGCGACGTACCCTTTATTTGATACGCCTTGATCTTTATCTCGGCCTGGTCCTTTGAGGCCGGATACCCGTTATAGCTTGTCAGCATTTCCAGGCAGGTTTGGTGTGGATTGTTCCGCTTGCTGGCG